GCAGCATTTGTTAAAAAAGGTGTTGGTAAGAAAATAAATGGTTTTACCGACCAACAAAGCGCCAATAGAGCGGTTACTCAAGCAATCGGTGGTGCAAAATTAAATTTGGATATTGGTGTTGGTGCAAAAATACTTTCAAAAGTAGAAGAATACTCTACTGCTCTTGATGGAAATACTTCAACTGGTTCCAAAGTCGATAAAATATCCAAAGAAAATAAAGATTTAAAACAACCGTCCACAGGTACAATATCTGGAGGAAATGTAAATAATAATGTAAATGTAACACACACAACTAATGAAACTGCAATTAATTCTGATCGTCCTGATGATAGATCAGCACAAGAGAAAAAGCGTAAAGGTTAAAAATGGATGATATTGAATATCAACTAACTCCAAAAGGCAAAGAATTATCTGAAAGATTATCTCAAAATAATATTGAGAGAAGCGAACTGCAGTCTAAAATTGCCAATCCTGAAACACGTCCTACAGCTGAAAAACTCAAAGCAGAATTAAAAGAATTGGACAAGAAAATTGCTGAAGCTAAAAAATTAGAAAAAGAAAAGAAAAAGCAGTTTAAAAAAGTTCGTAGAAAAAAACAAGTACAACAAATTGAACCTGGCAGCAGACATGAAGGTTACATTGAAGCTGAAAAAATAAGAGAACAATCAATGGGCTCCCTTATTGCCGATCAAGAAGGTGGTTTAGGTGCTTCTGTTGGTAAAGCCATCTCATCCAAATTTAAAGCCAAAATGACGGGAATCAAAGAAACTTTTGATCCATTAAACATTGCTAAGTTTTTAACATTTGGTAGCGACCTTGGTCCTGCTTTAATGGGTAAAATGACCGGTCGTACTAGAGGTGATATGGGTCATTATATGTCCGATAAACCTTCAGTACGAAACGCCGCAAATACTAATACAGCGACAAAAATAGAACCAACGGAACAATCTGTTGGTGGTATGAATGATATATTAATTAAAATTCTCACACTTTTAAAAGAAACAAATGATTCAGCCATCAAACAAAGAGAAGAAGCAAATAATTACGCTGAAGAAAATGAAAGAGAAAAACAAAAGAAAATTAATGATCGCCACAAAGAATTAATAAATGCATTAAAAGGCAAATTTGCAAAAGACACGGCAACAAACACCGATAAAGATTCGGTTATACCTACAGTACCGGGATTAAGTGATTTGGGATTAGGCGATATAGCCGCCGATGCTGCTAAAAAGACTGCAGCAAAAACTGCAATTAAGACTGCTGAAGAGCAAGCTGCTAAGAATGCTACGGAACAAGCAGTTAAAACTACTGAAAAAGAAATTGGTAAAACTGCTACGGAACAAGCAGTTAAAACTACTGAAAAAGAAATTGGTAAAACTGCTACAAAAGAAATTTCTGAATCGTCAATAAAAAGTACGGCCAAAAAAATATTAAGCAACGGTGCATTAAAAACTGCTGCAAAATCTGTACCATTTGCTGGTTTATTATTAGGTTTAGGTTTTGGTGTAGAGAGAGCAATAAGCGGAGATTGGACCGGCGCAGCAATTGAAACTGCTAGCGGTGTAGCTGGTCCAGCAACTTCAATTGGATTGGGCGTTGTGCAGGCTTCTAGAGATGTTCATAATGCTTTATATGGTCATTATCCTGATCCTACTGATCCTCAAGATATGGAAAACATGAAAAAAATTAGTGTCATCGTAAAAGATGCGGCTAGTGAATTATTTAAATCAGAAACTTCAGACAATAAGGGTGCAAGTGAAATATCTTACGATGCGAATGGAATACCTACAGGTGCAGATGTAAGTTCAGAGCCTGCTTCTTCAGCAACAACTTCATCTCCAACCACTTCATCAAAAAATAAAACGCCTAGTGCTACACCTACCTCAAGTAATTCAAGTAGTAGTGCAGCTCCAACTTCATCACCAAATTCTGGTCAAAAATTAAATAGTGTTGTTGATGAAAACAATGCAGCAAAACTACCAAGTAATTCAACAGATTCTTCACCTACAATTAATAATCAAACCAATGTTGCAACCAGTAAAGGTTCAGAAAATATAAGTCCTATAGCTGCCGTAAGGAATATGGAAGATACTTTTCAAAGAATGATTATGAATAGTACCAGAGTGGTATAAAAAAACCCGCCGAAGCGGGTTTAGTTTAAAGCTTTAAAATCTCACATTCAATTACGGCTTCTTGAAATCCGTAGGCAACCAAATCTTTTCGTTTGCCGTCCTTCATCAAGTACCAACATTTCAAAACATCATCATATTTTATATTGGATGCGTAATCAAACATATTAATCCTCTTCAGCTAACTTAGCAAAATAGGATAAATCATCATCATCTTCCAAACTTGGTTCTACATCAACTGCTTTCTTCGGTGCTGCCTTTGCTTCTGCCTTGATGGTTTCTACTGTGGTTTTCGGAGCCACAACTTCACCGTTAAGGCCTAAAACTTTGTCTAGGCGCTTCTTTAGGTCATCATATGATTTGAACTCTTTATCAGCAACCAACTCTTGCAATGAAAACTCTTGCTTGTAAACTTCTTCAAGCTTGTCATCATCATTAAATAGAGCAGATTGTGATGCAAATTCGGATTTATCATAGTTCTGATAACCTTCAACCTTACGAATCTTCAACTTGAAGTTAGCACCTTTCCACATATCAAATGGATTGATTGGTGTTTCATCATCGAATTGTGGATTCATTGCTTCAGTAATCTTATCAAAGATTTTCTTACCAAATTTGAATAACTTAACTTGTCCTTCGTTTTCTGGATTCTTAGGATCAGAAACGATATAAACATTGGCGATGTAATTCAATTTACGCTTTTGCTTACGAACTACATCTTTGTTTGCTTCGATGCCAGAATTCCACAATGTTGAATTGTGTTCACATACTGGACATTGTTGGTTTTTGGTGGTCAAACAATTGTCGATTAACCAACCGCCTGCACCTTGAAAACCATGTGAGAATACTTTAACCCAAGGCAAAGCATCTTCACCATCTTTTTCTGATGCTGGGAGAAAACGGATCTCTGCCATGCCATTGCCTGATTTATCGACAGCTGGGCGCCAGAAATTATCTGATTTATCGGTTGCTTCGGGGTTTGTATTGAGAGCCTCAATTGCTTTGGACAATTTATCGAGGTTGCCTGATTGGCGTTTTAAATTAGCGAAACTCATAATTACCTTCTTTCTTGTATAAACGGAGTATTAAACGGAGTGTGTAAAACTATCAAATTACTTCTCATAATCAACTGCTAGTATATCATAGTATTTATCCATTGTCAAACGTACATCTTCAAAATACCAATGGTTGTTGTAACATTATCATAAAGTATACCAATACCACCTTGCTTACGCCATTGGTCAATATTCTGTGGTGTGTCATCAATCAAAATAGTGGTTTCATTGGCATAAGCTTTCTTTAATCTTTTACCTGGTACCAGATTTGGTTTAAAATCAATATGGTGATTTTTTAACCATTCTATCTTTTGCTCTGAAATCTCATTGTGACGAGATTCATTGGAGGTCGAGGATAGAATTTCTGTAGGCACACTTAGACCCTTCAGAAAATCCACCAACACCATTGCGTCTGGCATTAAATCCAACGTGGCAAACTGACGTGTTTCAATGAAATCTTTAAAGTGTAAATCAAATTCTTTTTTAGATACTTCTGATGGTACAACACCATACATACCAACATATCGTTTATAGAAATCACAAATTACACCATCCATGTCAAGGTAAATTTTAGTGATTTTTGGCTTTTGCATCTGTAATTCTTTCTCTTAATATATCTTCAAACTTTTGTACATTATATTGGTCAAATATAAATGGTTGATATTTTCTCAACTTCATTTCCCAATTTGGCCAAATAATATCTTCTTCTATTTCTTTCTTCCAAACAGGTAAAAAACCCATTATGATATCCATATAAATTAAAGTTTCAATGTGAATGTTATCTTCCATTAATTCTTTTAATAGATTCGGATAATTGCCAGAAACTTTAAACATTTCTGCTGGTTTATATTTCTCGAACAAGTATATTGTATCATTTTGGAATG